AGCGGGTATGAGTCCGATTAAACCACCGTACAACACACCCGCCACAATCATTATAGACCACTGAATTAGTGGTGGATATTGTAATATCCATTCCACTTTTTAGAACAATTCAGGCTTTACTTTCGCAGACTTATACTTAAAAGTCTTCTGTGCAAGTTCCACTAAATTTTCAATCTTCTTTTTAGTGATCTTTTCAAACAGACTACTTGAAAATGTATCTACAGTAAGACCAGTGTACCAATCAAACTTACCAAGTTTACTGTCAAGGTCTTTCTTGATCTCTGGATCGTTGATCATATCGTTAAACGCAAGTTGAATAACTTCCCTGTGTTTAGAACCTTTACTAATCCAGATTGTCTTTTGAAACCCATCACGAAACGCTTGAAACAAGTCATATGCATCAAAGACATCACCAGAAGGTTTAACTCCCCATGTCTTTTCATATACCTGTTCAAATGATTGAGCACCTTTTGGTGCATTTGGGTCAAGACGTTTACCACCGTCTAGTGTACGAATACCATGAGAGAACAGTACACCATGAGTGCCTGCATCAAATAGTTTCTTATTCGCCATAATGGTAGACTGTGGTGTTGCACGTGACGCAGTTAATAGACTGTTGACAAATGCCATTCGTCTTTCTCCACGTGACTTGAAACCACCTACAATTTTAAGTCTTTCCTCAAAACACTTAATATAAGTGTCTACACGAGCACTTCTCTCAGGCCCACAGGTCAACATACCCAATGCAATCATATCAGACGCAAATCCAGTACCACCAGAACTAGGAAACTTTGCAACCATAGTCTTTGGGTCATATGATGTTTGACTAGAAATCCAGATCGTAGTATTCATAAGTCCGATTGGTGCATAGTTGCGATAATCAAATCCCTTGATGGGTTCAATTAGGAACGCCTCACCATTACCACCATTTGCAAGCATCATTGCTCTTGGGTCTTTTGAGTACTTCTTCACAAACTCACCCATCGCCTTCTTACCACGTTGGCCAGGAATATACTTTGGTACAACATTGTGACCGTATTTTTCTAACTTCTTGTTAAGATGTTTGAGAGTAAGATTTCCCCAGTATGCGGTTCCACCCTTGTCAGGTGTTGTAGGAAATACCATTGTGAAAGTTTCTGCTTTAACCGCAGTAGAAATAAAGAGAGACACAACAAGTGTCAATAGTAGTTGTTTCATTTTTTTAAGTCCTCACTTATTCTTAATATGTTCACCGACATATATAGTTAACAGTCATTTTAATTGACAGTATTATATATACCATCTCAAATAGAGAAAGTCAAGTAACTATTAAAAAAGGGTGATTATGAAATTATTTTATAGAAATGGTACTGAGGCATATAACGGGCCTCTAGACCTAGAGAAATTATGTGAACTTCCAGATGTACATTTAAAGAACTTAGACCTTCGTGGTATAAGAATAGAGGGTACATTTAAAAATATAAACTTTGACAACAGTGACTTGACAAAGGCAGACATATCTGGTGCGATCTTTAACAAATGCAATTTTAAAGATACTGACTTTACAATGTGTGATGCAGTCAATACTCAGTTTTTAAATTGCACAATGAGAGAGAATATCTTCAAGTACATAAGGGCATCTAACTCTGTATGGGATGGATCGAATCTTAGAGGGTCTAAATTCTTCAGTGCAATCCTAGATGGTGCATCATTTCAAAACTCTGACCTACGCAACTGTAACTTTAGAACTGCAAACCTATCCTGTGCAGACTTTGGTACTGCAAAGATAAATGGTATCTGCACTCGCATGGCTGTACTATGTGGTAATAACCTTCCGGCGTACTATTCAGAACCAGTTACCAGTTACTACTTCTATGGAAAAGAAACCATAAACACATATAAACTCACTAACAGTAATTTACAGGGAATATACTACTCCAAGTTAGAGTACAAGTTAGGAGAAGTAACAGATGCAGGCGAAATAAACAAGAGAACAAACCCTGGCTTGTTTGTAGGATCACTTCAGTGGTGCATACGAGAGTGGATTTCATTAGGATCAGACCCGAACTTTCACCTGTTCCGTGTACAATGTAAATCAGATGACATTCTATTACACTACGGCAAACTACATAATATACACTATGAACTTGATACAGACTCAGGATTCAGTGTTCGTAAATTAAAGGTAGTAGAAGAATTAGACCTAGATCAATTCAGAAAACATCTAAAGTTGGATTGATGACCAAGTTAAAACTACTTTATGCTCGAACGATATCACTAGGTGATGACCCCCTAGTGAATAATGCACTAATGTTTCACAAGATAATGTGTTTTGCAGGCTCTCCGTTTTCAATAGACAGAACTGGACTAAACAAATTTGATTTTGAATACGACCCTATACCAGAGTATGATTCGCAGTTTACAAAAACAATAGAAGACCTCATTGAAGATAGAATTACAGAGATCATATCTACAAATAAGAAAATATATGTTATGTGGTCTGGTGGTATAGACTCTACAGTTATAGTGTGTGGATTATTAAAACGTGGTGTTTCATTTGAAATCCTATTGTCAGAGGGTTCAGTAGAAGAAAACAAACCAATGTATGAGACTCTTGTTAAAACCTCTAATGTCAAGTTGCATTGGATAAAGAGTATATACTCTAGTCCAGCAAAAATTGTAAAAGATGATGGTATAGTATTAAATGGATACCCAGCAGATCAGTTATTTGGAAGGTGGAAGTTTGCAAAAAACTTTGAGTATAGTATGTTACATGATAAGTGGGAAAACCACGATATTCGAAAAATGTATCCTATAATGGGACAACATGAACAGAACGGTTATGATGGGGCTGCTGATCTATTTCTGAGACATATGCATGAAAGTATCAAAGGGAGTCCATTTGAGATTCGTACTGTATTTGACTTTATGTGGTGGGGTATATACAACTTTGGGTGGCAAGATAGAAAACAATATCACCTACAGTATCTTGATACAAAAGATTTAAATGCAGTTGCATTTTATGACAACAACGATTTTCAGAAGTGGACTATCGTGAACCATGACCTAAAACTACTAAAAGACACTGTTAGTGAAACTTGCAAGTGGCAGTTGAAGGATTACATTTACGACTACACAAAAGATAAAGACTATCTAATGAATAAAGTAAAGATGAAACCACAACATTCAGAGTTGTGGAAAGATTGGACAAGGATAATAACAACCTACGACACATCAGGTAAGATTAACGATACCGAATCACTATCTACGTTTCTTCTGTAACTCCATTGCAATCCAGTTCTTTGCAATCTGGTTCTTAACTGGTTTTCTCAATAGTTGACCAACCTGTTTGAACGCTATCTTTATGGGTTCTTCCTCCCTGTCATTATTATCGACAATAACAAGATTACCTCTAAAGTGACTACTAAATTTACCTAGATTAGACTGCACCGCCTTATGAGATTGTGTGACTATAGACGTTGGAACAACTCTATCCCTTTCTGCATTTGCCTTTAGTGCAACGTCCAGTGAAGTGTTAACAAATACCATATATGTCTCATACCCTAACATACGTAGTTTACTTGACTGTCTTGCAATCTTTTCAAAGTCGTGACCAGTGCCATCGATGATCATACCAAGTCTTCCCTCAACAAAACCACCTTTGCCTGTTCCAAGATCACCCCTCTTCTTTGCAGTTAGAACTTTTCCACGATCTCTTACCGCATCTCTTTTATCTGTCTCACGCTCACCCCTTGGAGTGTTCATCTTTTTAGTAAGACCTTCTTTGTCTAAGAGATATTCAAACTGATCATCAGAGTTGACCATTTTAAGACCCATACCAGCTGTAGACGCCTTGGCAACGTAAGACTTACCACTGCCAGGGCCGCCTGCAAGGAATATCGCTTTAAATATGTTTTTGTCGTAAACCCCTTCAACCAGAGGAGTTCGCATATCTTGGAATTTTTTCATTTGTAGTCCTTAATCCTTTTTTATATCCTGACATTTCTATAATGTATTTATCGTTATCTGAAAGTGGTTCTAGAGGTTGTAGGTTACGGTCTTGTCGTTGAAATTTCATAGATTTAATTCTATTTTTAGTTCTAGCCATTTTTTCTTCCTTTTTGTTATTCAGTTGATTGGATAATCTTTTGGATTTGATGTGGACTTCTCCTTTTCTGTTATCTGTAAAAATCAGTGGGTTTATTAAACGTGATTGGATTTGTTTTAGTTGTACCATATTCTGTCTGTGGTAGAGGATTTTCTGTACTACCATCAAGAACCTTATCAACACAATCTTTAACACAAGTCAACACTGTATTATGTTGACTGTCTCTTTTATTAAATTGATGAACCAAACTCTTAATTAAGAATGGGCCTCTTATAAATTTATCTACTCCCTCATTTTCTGCATCTTTATTTGCAGCCGTTCTTGGAAGATTAACCTCAACAATATCTCCACACTTAATTGTGGTGTTACCATCTACTTGAAATGTTATCTCAATACCATTGGTTAACTGTCCTATAGTTGACGTTCTTCTTGTCAACCATGATGATGGACTATAAGATTTAAATGGGTATTGATTTTTTTCATTACCTCCAGGCGCATATGCACTTATAACTTTAGTTGCATCACTTCCTGTGTTTATGTCTTTAATAGAAGTTGGTAGTAGAAACTCCTTAGCTGGATAACTTGCGACATCACCAGAATTATCATCTATTGATCCACGACTATACATTGGTAGTGTGTCTTGACCATGAAATTCATTAATATGTTTTTCATCATCAAAAGAATTGAAATAGTTATATCCAGAAGTTGTGTATCTTTTATTAAAAATATCATGTTCAATAATAGTGGATGAATAAGTTCCTGATACCTGTCCTGCTGCAGTATCATTGGAAGATGATCTTGTAAATTTTCTCATCTTACTAAATTGACTCTGAACATCGATTCTACCCTTGTCTCCGATTTCTAAACTAGCAATTGTGTCACTTGTATAATATCCTTGCATGGGAGTATCGTATAGACTTTCTAGTGACTGAAAATGAATACCATTAAGAGTCTCAAAAAAGAAGTAAGTAGGAGAACCATATTTTTGTGATATCGATTGCATTTTTGCATCATCAATTAAATTAAACGGGCTCTCTCCAGCAGGTACTATTCTTTGCAATCCAGAACATGGTTCTATATACAAATTCTTTTTACTCTCCAAATCTTTTCTTACTATATTTGTAAGTATGTCTGACCACGTTCCCACCAATGTTCTTGTAACTATTTTTCTCTGTGCAATTATTTGTTCCATAGAACAAAAACTTAAAGTAAGTGCATCATTATTTTGATTTATGTGTAATACATTATCAACTTTATATACAAAAAGTAACAGTTCTATTATATCTGGCCCAAACATAGATGGAGTTGATATCGTTAATTTTAATATCTCTTGACCTATTATTGGTAAAATATTGTGGTAGTTGACTTCATCATTGAATATTAACTTACCAGTTATAAATGGTGCATCTATACTTTCCCATAGATTAATTTCCAAAACTGTCTCTGCAAGATTTTTTGTGGGTGTACCAGATGCACTTATTAGTACAACTTCTTCTAGATTATATTCACCCGAAACACCAATTGTATCAGCCATTAGAAACCAGTTTCCTTCATTAGACTCTTAAACTCTGAAACTACTGTAGACACATAGGCAGGATCAAGAAGTTTTATCTTACGTAACTTGTCTTGATTTTCTTCTTCATATTCGTAGTTAGTAACTATTGATGCAGCAGGATAGTCTGTATTACTTGTACCAATATTAATTTTTGTTGTGGTATTTCCAGAAGTTTGTGATATCTCATAATGATGTACTGCATTTACATCATCATATTTGTCGTTAATAAATGCATTAAATTGTGGTGTTGTCAAAGGCCATCCATGATACCTGTCTGTTATATCATTCATCAACATAACAATCCAATGTAATTCCGAATCACCATATAATTTGTGTGCGATCATTTCTGGTGTTTCACCTTCTTTTACGTCATAAGTATCATAAAGAGCTCCGTCACTTTTTAACTTAGTTCTCATTGCAACTCTTCTTAGAAGATTGGTAACACGTTTATAATTACCATCTCCTTTTGAATCGTAAAATATTTTTGGAAAAGATTTAAAATACATTTCTATAACCCGTCATCAATTCTACTTCTAGTGAGTGATTCTATTTCATTAAAAGTCACCGTCAAAGAAGTTTTTTGTGGAGGTGGTGCAGTTTTACCTGTATGGTTTACATCTGTTGTTGGTTCAAATGCAGTATACCTATCGCCACCGTATTTTACATCTACACCAGTGCAATAACAAGTTGATACTTTTCCAATCCAAGGATTTTCTGTTCCTTTATACATATACTGAATGTCAAAAGAATCAGGAACCTTTAAAAATCTACCTAGTCTTGAATTGAATCGAGTGTTCATAATGTCGAGGTGATCTATACCTTCAGGCATCATGTGTCTTTTAAAAGACATAATAATATCATGCACCATTCTAACTTCAGTTTCACTCTTAGGAAAAAAATCAAAGGAATAACTGAAAGTTCTTCGATTAATTTTTTTAAATAACAATTCCATTTTATTAGTCATAACGTGACCTGATCTTATCTGTGCAGCTGAAATTGTCCCTTGTAATCCAAATAATGGGCCGACAGTATTAAGTGCCTTATCTGCAAAACCCAATGCATATGATGCACCAAATTCTGTTAATGCAATTCCAGTATCGGCACCCATGTTTTTAAATCCTTGCAAGGATGGTATTTTTGTAAAATTATTAGTATTTGTAAGAATTGAATCAAGTGCCGCACCACCCGCCTGAGCACCAGCTCCTATTTCTGCGTCTGCATAATCTGCAGCGTATTGTGTTTGTAGAGTTGCAGGCATGTATAGACTTATTGCCCTTTCTAACCTAACGGTAGATGGTCTAGTGACCGCAACATTATGTACTCCACCCTCTTTAAATCTAGGTTTTGCTCCTGCCTGAGTTGCCTTTATTGCATCAGAATCTTCTTGAAAAAGAGATGGATCGTTAACGTCTTGACCAAGGGTTTCGTCAAACGGTTCACTTTTTTTAACTTTTGCTTGGTCTGTCGTGTTAATCAAGAACATTATATAGTGACCTTGCATTGGATCACCTTCGACATTTAATGGATATGTTAGGTTCTTAGAAATGGTTGTACCATTTATACCAGAAAACCCCCCACCAGAACCAGTTGGTGAACCTCCATTTAATCCAAGTTTGGATTTTATTGAAGATGTAACTTTACCTGTTAGACCTCTTGCGACTTGGTTTGTAATTGCACTAGTGAAAGCCATGTATAAATATCCTTGTAATAAAACTATTTAGGTACTTAGGTGTGGCATACAAAGGTAAATATATCCCAAGAAACCCAAAAAAATATAAGGGTGATCCCTCTCGTATAGTGTATCGTTCTTTATGGGAACGAAAGTTTATGGTGTACTGTGATAATAATCGTGCAATACTAGAATGGGGCAGTGAAGAGATCATCATACCATATTTATCACCAGTAGATGGTAGAATCCATAGATATTATCCAGATTTCTATATTAAAGTTAAGAAACATGATGGTACTATAGAGAAATCTATTGTAGAGATCAAACCGAAAATACAATGTTCTCCTCCAAAGATTCCCGATAGAAAAACTAGAAGATTCTATAATGCAGTTAAGACATGGGCTGTCAATGAGGCAAAGTGGAAATATGCAACAGAATTTTGTGATGTGAATAGTATGGATTTTAAAATCCTAAATGAAGATCATCTGGGTATATCGTATAAATAATAGTATGGCAATCAGTAAGTATATGCAATCAGTTAAAGATGCCGCAAAAGGGCGTCCTAAATCTACTGAATGGTACAGAGATAAGATTAAAGAGTTTGGTACTCCTACTTCTCTAGACCTAATCAGAGATGGTAAGCGTGATACCAGACCTTTCTATGGTAAATTGAATATGTTTCTCTATGATCCAAAGTTCAAGAAACAATTACCATACTATGATACATTTCCTTTGGTACTTCCATTAGAAATGTATCCAGATGGATTTCTAGGTATCAATATGCATTATTTACCCATACCACTAAGAATAAGATTACTAGACCGATTAGTAGACTATACTAATAATACTAAGTTCGATGAATCTACTCGTATAGTTGCAGATTATAGTCAGTTGAAAAAAATTGACGTACTTAAACCCACATTAAAAAGATACCTTTCTGGACACACCAAATCACAATTTCGTAGAGTGGATGCAGACGAATTTACTATTGCAACACTCTTACCTGTACAAAGATTTAAGAAGGAAAATGAAACAAAAGTCTGGGCAGATTCTAGGAGGATGATCTAATGTCAGTTTTACCAAATTTTATAGAAGGAGCTGCGTTTGGTGTCCTTAATGATATTCTATCAGAATTTCGTTCTAATGAAGGATATGCAACACCGAATAGATATGAGGTTGTGTTAAGTAGACCAGCACCAACTAACACAGGAACATCAGAAAATCAATCTAGAGGATTGGTAGACACGGTTCCTTTGAGAGATATGAGACAAATATCTTTACGTGCAGAATCAGTTACGTTGCCTGGAAGAAATCTCACAACATCATCTGACACTAATATTTACGGCCCAAAAAGAGAGGTAGTAGATGGTGTAGGATATGCAGACACAGTAGACTTCACTTTTCAGGCATCATCTGAACTAAATGAAAGAGTGATGTTTGAGAAGTGGCAAATGAAAGTATTCAACCCTCAAACTTGGAACCTTGGATATTATAATGATTATGTTAGTAACTGTGAAATATACCTATTAGATAAAAATTCTCAAAGACGTTATGGATTAAAACTATGGGAATGTTTTCCTAAATCTATAGGACAACAACAATTAGGATATGCATCGAATGATGCAATAATGATTTTGCCAGTAAGTATGTCTTTTAGATATTGGACTACTGCTGACACTAACCAAGAGGCACCTAGTCTCTCAGACAAAATAGGACAGACAATCGGAAATGCAGTTGAAAGAAATTTGAATCGAGCACTTCCCTCCGTGTTAAGACGTTTATAACTATGAACTAAAGGATGAAAAATTATGGCACTACCAAAAATTAATACCGTTACTTATGAGTTGACGTTACCCTCTACAGACGAAAAACTTAAATACAGACCTTGGATTGTTAAAGAACAAAAGGCTCTCATGATTGCACAAGAATCTGATAATGAAAAAGAAATAGAAAATGCATTTGCAAATATTGTAAAGGAATGTACATTTGGAAAAGTTGATCCTTATGAGAATCCTCTGTTTGATATTGAATATATTTTCTTACAACTCAGAGGTAAATCAGTAGGAGAAAAAATTAAACTTAATTTGACTTGTCCAGATGATGGAAAAACTGTAGTCGAAAAAGAAATAGACCTTGCAGATGTTAAAGTACAAATGGACACTAAACACACTAATGTTGTTCAAATTACAGAAGATATTTCTATGGTTATGCGTTATCCTAAACTAAGTGATATGGGTGGATATACAGGTGATGGTCAAATCAGACAAATCTTTGATATGGTAAAAAGATGTGTNCATGAAATACATGATGGTGAAACTATACACAATAGAGTCGATATAGGTGANAAGGAACTAGATGAATTTATNGAAAGTATGTCTCAAGAACATTTTACCTTAGTAAGTGATTTCTTTGAAACTATGCCTAAAATAATTCATGAGATTAGTGTAACCAATCCTAAGACTAAGAAGAAAAATGATATTGTGATTCAGGGACTTCAAAGTTTTTTCGAATAGCCCTTTCTCATGAAACTTTGAAGAATTACTACAAAACTAATTTTGGTATGATGCAACACCACAATTACAGTCTTACAGAGTTAGAAAATATGATGCCGTGGGAAAGGGAAATTTACTTAGGACTGTTGATGCAATACCTAGAAGAAGAAAAACGGTTAATGGATGAACAAAAGGCTAAACAATAATGGATATACCAACACCAAATGCGGCCGCATTAGAAATTACTGAATTCCTGTTACCGTACATTGGTATGGTAATGATTGTTATCATAGGGTTTATGATAAAGGACTTTGCAACTAAGTTCACTAAAGGTCTTGCGTTTCAGATGAATAATCAGTTTCAAGAGGGTGATCACGTTCTTATTGATGGTGAACGTGCATTAATCGTTAAGATAGGTATATCACAGACGGTATTTGGTGTTACTAAGTCTGGTGGAGAGTTAGATGGAGATTACGTGTGGAGATATGTTCCTAATGAACGTATCGACTATTTAAAGATAGAAAAGATAATTTTTGACCATACTCCCCTAAATAACAGTAATAGAATAGAGAACAACTCAAATCGAATTGAGGAGATACAAAATGGCAAATAATAATGACCAAGTAAATATAATTGAGGTGGATAGAAGTACAAGTGAGAAACCAGCATGGTACAATACCATTGACTCTTCAGTAATCGATAAGTGGAGAATCTGGCCACGTATGTTAATCACATTATATGGTATCATGTTCTATAGAGTAACAGAATGGTTCATGACCCTTCCAGAACCTACTAATTCCCAGAGTGCATTTGTATCCGTAGTTGTTGGTGCAGGCGCTGCATGGTTTGGTTTGTATTGTGGTTCTGGGTCAGTAGAGAAGAAGAAGTAAATGGCAACTTTTGACGAAACAGTAGAAAAATTAAATCAAACAACTGAAAAGTTAGACAAAGCGATAGACAAGATGAACGCACCCGATCCTCTTGACAAAGAGGATGCGTCAGAGGCAGAGACAAGAAGAGAAGAAGACAAAGACAGAAAAACCAACAATGAATACCTAAGAGTGATTGCAGACGGTATTAGTAATTCTGGTACTACTGTCAAAGTAGATGGTAAAAAGGGTGGTTTTGGTCTTATTGGTGGTTTGTTATCTGGTATAGGTTCGGCAGTCGCTGGGGTAGGTTTGATGATACTTGGGCCTGCGATGGTTGGTCTTGCAGCAGGATTTACTGCATTAGGTTTGGCATCAAAGATGATTACTCTGGCTGGTCTTGCCATAGGAGGATTTATCGCATCGGTAGGTACTGGTACTTGGATATTTGGTCAGGGGGCTAAAGCATTTGGTCAAGGTCTAAAAGATACCGCTGCTGGTGTAGAGGAACTTGATAGAGTTGGTAAAAAAATTGATAATAAAAATCTTATTGCAGTTGGTGACGGATTAAAGAAATTCTTGGAAAGTACTGCAAGTATGAAAAGTTTCTTTGGTTCAGTAATAACTTTTCTTACAGGTGATCTTCCAAAGATTGCAGACGGACTAGAAAAATTTAATAAATTAGATATTGACAAACAGAAGATGAC